AATTTCCAATTTCTAAATCATAAGACTTGTTTGCACCTACAGCACAAGCTATTAATGTTTTTACAATCACTTGTTTTGACGTGGCACCTGTTGGTGTCATTATAATTGGATTTTTCTTATCCTTTTCATCTACTTCTATTATTATTTTCATACTATCTCCTTTAAAACGATTTATAATCAACGTCTATCCAATGATTACATTGAGGGCATACTATGTGGCTTTTTCGGTGTGTATCTAGTTTGGTATACATACTCGTGTCCATAATATCACCAAGGTCTAGTTTAAATTCACAGTCACAGTTTACACATCTATATTCTTTTACTGTTGAGTATTTACCTTCTTTAATTATGTTCATTATCTAACTCCTCAATTTGACCATTGTTTGAATATACTCTATTCTATTGGTATAAGGATTATTATCAGTAGAAAAGGGTACTACGTTTTTAATTAAATTACCCTCTACTTGCCAATACTTGTCTTCTTTCATTAACGCATTTACTTCCTCTGTTAAACGAATTAGTCCCATTGCCTTAATATACCTAACTTCAACTATATGAAAAAATACCATTTTCTTTACCTCTAATTGAAGTATCTCATATATACTAAACTCTGTCAAGATAAAAAACCCCTCAAAGAGTTTTGAGGGGAGAGGAGGTAAAGATGAAAGTTGATTCACCAATATCTGTATTATATACACTTTCTCCAAAACTGTCAATAACCTATCTTGACACTTTATACTTTTTTGTATATAATATAGAAGGATTAAAGGAGATATATTTTGCAAATTCGTAAACCAGATACAAAAGAGTTACTCCTTGTCGACCAACTTAAAGAATATGAAGGTCAATTACCTTTAGTAATGGAGTTAGAAAAGTTAATTCTGTTAAAACAATTATCACACAATCGCCACGATTACGATAAGGCACAAGAACACGTTGCTCGTATTATAGAATTAGCCACAAAAGACACCATTTCTAAAATAGAGGACATAGAAGATGTAAAACAAGCAGTATCGATTTTAAAACAAGCATATACTTATCGAGGTAGAGATAATTTTGAAGCTTTTTTAATAGCTATGGATTGGAATCGTATACCTGAAATTAAATTTTATGAACCTAGAAAAAAGGTTTTACAAAGCGTAGTTTATGATATGCAAGACTTAGCAGACGGTAAATTAGACGTATTAGCTATAAGTATGCCACCTAGAGCAGGTAAAACTACACTAGGACTGTTATATATTTTATGGAGAGCAGGTCGAGCACCACAGAAAAGTATTTTAAGTGCAGGTTTCTCATCTTCCTTAGTAAATTCGTTTTATGACGGTTGTACAGAGTTTATCACTTCGCCAGAATATCGTTTTGCCGACATTTTTCCAGAGAGTCCGTTAGTTTCATCTAGTGCTAAGAATATGACATTAGATTTATCTGAAAGACGTAGATATAAGACTTTAACTTTTCGGTCTATTGATGGTACTGTTACAGGTGCTACAGAAGCGTCCGAGTTGCTATATTTAGATGACTTAGTTAGTGGAATCGAAGAAGCTATGAATCCTAAACGATTAGACGGTCTATGGTTCAAAGTTACTTCCGATATGTTACAAAGAAGAAAAAACGGAGTTCCTATGCTAATCATAGGCACTCGTTGGTCAATATTTGACCCTTTAGGTCGTATTGAATCAAAATACGAAGATAATGTCAGAGCAAGGTTTATTCAGTTACCTGCGTTAGACGACAAAGGTGAGAGTAATTTTGATTACGAACATGGTGTCGGTTTCAATACTGCTCACTATAATGATTTAAAGAAAATGACAGACAGAGTCACGTGGGAATGTGTGTATATGCAGAATCCTATAGAACGTGATGGTTTGTTATATAATGATTTGAATAGATTTTTTGAGATACCACAAGATGCCCCTGATGATATTATAGCTTTCTGTGACGTAGCTTTCGGTGGAGATGACTATTTGAGCATGCCTATCGGTTACCAATGGGGTGATGATTTATATATTGTTGACTGTGTATTTATGAAGGGTGGTTATCAAACAACCGAAGCCCTTGTAAGTGGAGCACTTAAAGCACATAACGTACGTAGGTCTGTGTTTGAAGCTAATAACGGTGGTGATTTCTATTCAAGAGATATTGCCGAGGCTTTGAAGAAGGATAACGTACATTGTAATATAAAAGCAGTAAGAGCCGAAGGGAAAAATGGTAAATTGAGTCGTATTATACAACATGCACCTGCCGTAAGGGAGTGGTATTTCAGAGATTCCTCGTTATACAACGAAGACGAGATGTATGGTGTTATGATGAATCAATTAACCTCTTTTGTACAAACAGGTAAAAGTTTACACGATGACGCACCTGACTCTTTGGCAGGCATGGCTAAAATGATACGTAAAAGAACAATACAAAAACCTACATTTGCTAGTAGGTCACAAATTGGACTATAAGGACAAAAAAGAATGGAATCTGCAATTTTAGTAGCATTAGTAGTTGGTGGATTAAGTGTGCTAGGAACTTTTATAAGTTCTAAATATACGGCAAACGTTAGAGTGGTAAAACTCGAAATGCAAGTTGATACACTTAAAATAGAAGTCACAAAGCACAACAAGATGATTGAAAGAACTTATGAGTTAGAAAAACGAGTAAGCATTACCGAACACGATATAAAAAACATTGAACAATCAAGTTGTTTGATATAGAGGGATAATATGGCATTTACAGAACACGTATACATGGGTAGAAAACAGTTGTTTACAGATTATTTACCTAATAAGATGAGGTCAGAGAATAGTACTTCGCCCGAATTAAATCAAGACAACATTCCCGATATAATAAAAGATGTTTGGGCAGATGTATTGGCGAACGGTACTGAATCACAATATCTTCTTGATTATTATAAAGGTAAACAAGATATTTTAGATAGAGTCAAGGTCGTACGACCAGACGTAGATAATAGAGTTGTGTTTAATCACGCTATGGCTATTACTAGGGATACTGTAGGTTACACTTTCGGTAAACCTATTAGATACGTACATCGTAACGAAAAAGCTAGAGATGCCGTAGCAGAATTAAACTCATTGGTAGAAGCCGAAGATAAGTTTGCAAGTGACCAAGAGTTGGCAGTATATGCTTCGGTGTGTGGGACTTCTTATAGGGGAGTATTTGCAGACGCTTATGGTATAGAAGATGACATACCTTTCAGTGTGGTCACGTTAGACCCTATTACTACTTTTGTTGTATATTCAACAGAAATAGGACATCCACCTGTTTTAGCTTGTACTTTCTATGAAACACCTCCTACTCTTACTGGTACAAACAAACATGTATATTTAGTATACACACACGATTATACTTATAGATATGAAACTACTAGTCAAGCATTTGGCATATTAGAATCGAAAGATATGATTGGTGAACCGTTACAAAACGTTATAAACGATATACCTATTGTAGAATATCCTAATAACGCTTTTAGAATTGGTGATTGGGAAATAGCTAAGACTTTGTTAGACTCTGTTAGTTTAGTCGGTTCAGATAGTGTAAATGATTTAGAGCAATATGTTAACTCTATTTTAGTTGCAACTAATGTTGATTTAGACGAAACGGCAAGAGATAACATTAAAGAAAATAAAATTGTATCTATTATGAGTGATAAAGATTTACCTGCCGACTTAAAATATATTTCTGAACAATTAGAAATGAGCAGTGCAAGTGAACTTAGAGCTTATCTTAACGCACAACTAGGTATCATTGTAGGTATTCCTTCACGAGATAGTCGTAGTGGTGGTGGTGGAGATACTGGCGACGCAGTATATTTAAGAGATGGTTTTCAGGACTTAGAGATTGTGGCTAGAAACAAAGAAACATTCTTTAAGAGAGCAGAAAGAAACACTTTAAAACTTATAGTCAAATTGCTACAAGGACAGGGATATTCGACTGTAATTAAAAACTTACTCACTAAAGACGTTGATATTAGATTTAGTCGAAACATGACAGACGGAGTTTTAGCTAAAGCTACTGCTATCTCAACTTTACATGCTTCTCAAACTCTCGACCCTATTGATGTATTGACACTCGTTAATATTTCAACTGAACCAGATGAGTTAGCTAAACGTGGTGAAGCCTATTGGAAAGCACATCAACCCGAAAAAACTAAAGTAGATAATACTGATGTCACCGACCCAGAGGACGAGATATTAAAAAGGAAAGTCGATAGAGAATAACCTTTAAATTACAGATATTTAAAATTTGTCAAGATAGGTTATTGACACTTTTTGAAATATTGTATATAATACAAACATTACAAGGATTATGAGTAAAACCGTAAAGGGGTTGCGAATAACACTTAGGAGTTTAATATGGCAGATTTAGTAGACAAAGATTTAGACAAAGATTTAGATAAGAACCCAGTGGACAACACCGACTTACCTGATGGGGAAGACGAGGCAAACACAGAGCCAAAAGAAATAATTTTTAGTGAGTTATCACCAGAAATACAAAAATTTATCGACCAACAGAGAACAAAGGCGTCTGATACTGCAAGAAAAAACGCAGTCAATGACCCTAGTTTAAGAGAACAAATTCGATTACAAGCCGAAGCCGATGCACAATTAACTGTGGAACAAAAGTTAGAATTGAGAACGGCAGAACTTGATAAGCGAGATAACGAACTCACTGCTCGAAAGATTTTAATGAATGGTGGATTAGCAGGAGAAGATTTAGAAGATGCTCTATTATTTGTAGTAAATAATGACGCTACTAAAACTTTAGAGTTATCTGAAAAATATATAAACAGTATGAACAGAAGGGTAGATACTGCTACCGAGTTGAAGGTTGCTAGTTTAATTAAAAAACAACCTAAACCCAAACAAACACATACCACTGCCAAAGCATTTAAAGATATGACTTACAGTGAACGTGTAGAAGTTAAACAGACAGACCCTAGTCGTTTCAAAGAGGAACAATCAAAACTAGCGTCTAAAATATAGGAGTTAAACAATGGCTAAAACAAGTGGCTTATTCGGTGGATTTCCATTCGACAGTGATGTTTTTACAGGATATATGTCAGAACGTGACCCAATCAATTCAAAGTTAATTGAAAGTGGTATCGTAGTACCTGCACCAAGTGGTGTAAGTGGTCAAATCACTACTAAAAATAACTATGTAACTATACCTTTTTACACTGCCTTCGAGGGCGATGCTTTAAACTATGACGGTAAAACAGACAATACACCTGTTGCTTTAAGTGGTTCTAAGATGAGTGGTATGGCTTACAGACGTATGAAAGCATGGTCAGAAGATGATTTTACTCACGAGTTAACAGGTGCTAATGACTTAGCTAATGTTGCAAGTAAGATTGGTAGTTACCAAGCTAAACAGAATCAAAAGACTCTTTTAAACATACTTAAAGGTCTTGAAGGTGTTACTGCTTTTGCAAGTCATGTAAATGATGTAGCTTTAGATGCCGACACAGAGGTATTAGATGCTAACCGTATTACTGCCGATAGTGCACAAGTTGCTATGCAAACTGCTCTAGGCGACCATATGGACGAGTTCTCTGTTTGGTTTATGCACTCTGCCGTATATCTTGACTTAGTAAGACAAGGTTTCGCAAATGATGTAACAATCAAATCAGGCATACAAACAGTAGACCCTTTTGCAAGGTTCTTCTTAGGTAAACCTGTTATAATTGATGACACCATGACTGCTGTAGCTAACGGCACATCTAACAAAACAGAATATCATACTTACCTTTGTGGTACTGGTCTATTAATGACTTGCCCAGTAAGAATTGACGTTCCTAATTATGTTGATTATGATGCAGAAACAAATGGTGGTCAAACATCACTTTATAGCAAATGGGGAAGATTGATGCACCCTTACGGTTTCAGTTTTGCTAACACAAGCGTAGAAGAAAGTCCTACAAATGCAGAATTTGCAGACGAATCTATGTGGTCTATGAAGTATGACACTAAGAACATCGCATTAGTTGCTTTCGTTAGTAACGTAAAATAGTAGGAGATATATATGTTAAAATTTGGTAATTACGTAATGTACAACAATCTTGTTTACAAGGTAGTTGCAGTATCGGAAGATGCTACACCAACATATACATTAGCCCCTGTTAGACGAAAAACTGTTGATTTAAATAAAACTATCACAACTACTAAGAAACAAAATTTCTTAGTGGGAAGTGGTGGAGCAGAGATAGCATCTGTCGCTTTAGGCGACACTATCCTCATTGGTAATCAAACTGCTATGGCTAAAACCTTAGCAGAAGATTATATTAAAATACAATTTGAATCTAATGGTGGAACTGATGTAGCATGTGAAGTAATCGCAGACGGAGCAATCGCAACTGAACCCGATGACCCAACAAAAGAACATTACACGTTTGATGCTTGGTATACAGATGACAGTACTTTTGCTAGTGCAGTAACATTTGCAAGTGATACATTTGATGATGATACTACTATATACGCAGATTGGGTTATTGATACTTTTGATGTAACTTATGATAGTAATGAAGGTAGTGCAGTAGCAAGTGAAGAAGATATTGATTATGATACAGTAGCAACTGAACCTAGTGACCCAACTTTAGCATCGAATGATTTTGCAGGTTGGTTTACAGACGATACTACTTTCTTAGTACCATTTGTATTCACTACAACAATCGTAGCAGATATTACATTATACGCTAAGTGGACAGTGAGTGAATAAGGAGTTGAATTATGACACAATTATCTAAAGGAATTAGATTAGGTTATGGAGAAATGACAGGCGACACTCGCCCTATTTCTTATACCTTTATATCTGAACTAACTGGTATACCTGCTTTAGGAGCATCTCCTTCGACTCATCAAAGTACGACACTCAACGACTCATCTCATGTATACATTAAAGGTTTGATAGACGTAGGTGGAAATTTAGATTTCCCTTGCAATTTTACTAATAGTGTAATAGATGAGATAGACGTAGCTATTGCCTTACAAGAAGGTGGTAGTGTATTAGAGTGGTGTATTGAGTTCCCTATGCCTTTAGGACTAAGGTCTTATTGTCAAGGTGAAGTCGCTAAGGTATTTAATGAAAGCGTTGATGTAGATGCACCTATAACAGGTACAATATCATTAGTCCCTACTTCGGTAGTAGCTAATGAAGAAGCAAATTATACAATAGAGTTTGATAGTAATGAAGGCAGTGCAGTTGTCGACCAAAGTATTAAATACGGTGGACTTGTTGTTGAACCAACTGAGCCGACTTTGGCTGAGGTTACTTTCAATGGTTGGTATACAGACGACAGTACTTTCCTAGAAGAATTTAATTTTGGTTCGACCAAAGTTACTGATAATCTAGTATTGTATGCAGAGTGGGTATAATAAATGAATGAATTATTAGCAACATTAAAAACAAGATTACGATTTAGTGGTGATGTAGAAGATGATATGTTGCTTATTCATTTGAATTTAGCAATAACTACACTGAACGATAGACGACAATACGTTTCAACCGACACTGATGTGGTTGAAGAGCAATACCAAAGTATAGTAATAGAGATGGCAGTTTGTTCCTACTCAAAAATAGGAGCAGAAGGTCAATTAGCACACGATGAAAACGGTGTCGACAGAATGTACGATGGTGGATTCTATCCTAAAGGATTAATGAAACTTATCGTTCCTAAATCAAGGGGTTAACATGAGATTATTAGAACGAAACGCTAAAATCATATATCATGGAAAACGTAACCTTACAGATGACGGAGTAGAATATTTTGATGTACCTGTTGGACTAAAATGTAATCCGATGCCTGTCGGTAATGCTTGGGATTATTCTCAACAAGGATTTGTCGAAAGTGGTTTAAAAAGTTTTAAAATCTCTAGGGATTTACTTCGTGACCAACTACAATTTAATCCTTATGGTTACGACCATGCTATTGACGGTGAATCTGATTTCGGTATGGACGAAATAAATCCGTACGGTTGGGTAGATGAATATTTAACAAGATGGATTAACGATTTAACAAACGGTGATGTGTTTTGGGTTGATACTATTCCACCTGAAGATTATATAGAATACGACTCTGGTAAAGGTTCAGATTATGTTGTAGAAGAAGTTCAAGATACTCCTAATTACATAGGAATCATCTTAAAGCGAAAGGCAATATAATGAATGTTGTACTAGGACACTCGGGTATAAAAAGTTTAATTAGTTTTTTTATGATACAATCACAAAAATTAGAGAATGTAATTAATACCATAGAAAAAAGGTTAGCCGAACAAGGTTATCAATTAATGATACAAAATGCCCCTACAATGGATATTGATGGTAACATCGGTGGAACAGTAGGAATGGAACAAAATGTAAACGGATATTCAGTCACCTATAGTGGTCACGATGTTGCTTATATTGAGTTTGGAACAGGTATTGTTGGAAGTGGTAATTATCCTGATACTGAAGCTTTAACTGGAAACGGTTGGCTTTACGGTACAAAAAGGGGGTGGTACTATCTTAGTAAACGAGATGGCTCAAAACGATTCTCTCGTGGTGGCATGTTGCCAGAGAAACCTCTTTATGATTCTTTTACAGAATTAGAAAGAACGGCATATAATATCATCAATGAGGTGTTGAATGAAAAATTTAGTTAACGAAATTATAACTTTTATAGAAACATTAACTTTTGATTACACCGTTGAAGTGCGAAAAGCTAATAGCAAAAAAGTTCCTAGTTATCCTATGATAACTGTACAAGAAATTAACAATGCTACTAGGACACACATAAACGGACAAGAAATATATTCTACCTTAGGTTATCAATTTGATATATTTGGTAAGGATTATAATAGAATTTCTAGTTCAGAGATATGTAAAAATATTGCTCAAAAACTAGATAGCGAATTACAAAATGAATACGGATTTACTCGACAGACCATTGCCGAATTACCCGATACAAAAGATATTAGTGTATCAAGAATAACAATACGCTACAAAGGTATCTTAAACATTCAAACAGATTATCTATATAGATAAGGAGAAAATCATGGCTCAAATTTCTAAAGGAATTAAATTAGGATACGCAGTAGCAGCAACACCTAGAAACGCAACACCTGATAGTTATACTTACATACCAGACATCACAGGAGTGCCTTCTTTAGGTGCTAGTCCTTCAACTCACGACGTAACTGACTTAGAAAATACTTCTAAAGTGTATATTAAAGGTTTAACAGATGTTGGTGGAAACTTAGATTTCCCTTGTAACTTTACAAGTGAAGTAATTACTAAAGTTGATACTGCCGTAACTGACGAACTTACTGAGATTCACGAATGGGCAGTTGAGTTTCCTGCACCTGTTGCAATTAGAGCATACTTTAACGGTGAAGCCTCTATTGTTTTTAACGAGAGTGTAGACGTTGATGCACCTATCACAGGTACATTGTCTATCATACCAAATTCAGAAATCAAATGGGAAGATATTGCTTAATAGTTTACCAATTTTAAAATAAGAGGAGCATAAGATGAAAGTAACAATCAAAGAAAAAGATTACATTATTGAATACACAAGAGGTTCAATTTGTAAAGCAGAAGAAGCATTTAATGTATCGATGTTAAGTGACGAACAACCAAAGAACGTTGTTGATTTAGTAGTATTTTTAAAAGCACTATTATTTGGAGCATTGATAAATAACATGAAAGACTTAACCGTTAATAAAATGGAAAAAGTGTACGATGAGTTTGTCAGTGATGACGGTTTTGAACAAGAAGCATTAATCGAAGGATTAATTAAATTATTAGGTGAAGCCATCAATCCTACTGGTGGTAATCGTAGAAAAAAGTTCATGTAGAAGTAAGTACGAACGTTGAGTCTGTGGAAGAAATTGTTTACGACAATGCCACAGACCTGTTCGACTCTAAGTTATTTCCAGAAGCTATTCTCTTAAATATGCCGTCTGATGAGTTTTGGAACGGTGAGCCTAAATGGCTTCTAAGTTATATAGAGTCGTGTCGACTAAAACAAGAAAGAGAAGAAAAGACTCAATCTAGTTTGATAGATTATCAATCGTGGCTTACAGGTTTATACGTACATCAAAGTGTTATGGTCGCTTTACAAAACGCTTTTTCAAAGAACGGAAAAGCAAAATATATTAAAGAACCTATATCTTTCACTGCTACAAAGAAAGAGAGTAAAGATGCTCAAATCGAAGCAGATAAGGCTATGGAAAATCAATATATTTTGTTTAAGAGATTAACAGACAACATGAATAAAGGAATACATAAGCGATGATTATAATTTCATCGCTTATTATTTTTTAGAGGTATAAATGCAAGATTTAAACAAATTATCATTCTCAATATCGGGTAACGCAACACAAGCTACAAGTTCCCTACACTCATTGATTAAAACATTGGGAAGATTAGATACGGCTTTTCTAAACTCTAGTTCTAGTGGAAAAACTTTCAAAACAATGTTATCGAGTTTGAGTGGTGCTAACAAAAAAGTTACCACCTCGTTTAAAGGGGTTAGAAAAGCTAACGGACAAGTGTCTACCTCTTTGTTAAAAACTAAAGCAAATATGAAAGGTTTAGCCAGAAGCACTAATGTTTCCACTAGTGCAAACAAAAAACACACAAACAGTATGGGTAATATGATTAGAAAACTAAGTCAAATTACCTTCGTCTTATACGCTTTACGTACGGCTACACGTGCCTTAACTGAAGGTGCTAGACAAGCTATCGCTTACGTTGAAAACTTAAATTTATTCATGGTAGCTTTGGGTAAAAACACAACTCGTGCGTCGGCTTTCATTAAAGAAATGAGTTCTTCGTTATATTTAGACGAAGCACAATTAACACGTGTTCAAGGTTTGTTCTATCAAATATCAGAATCTTTAGGATTGAGTAGTGAAAGAGCATATACGTTAAGTACTAACTTTACTAAGTTAGCGTATGACTTAGCTTCGTTCTACAACATAACAATAGAAAGTGCCGTTACTAAACTACAAGCAGGTCTTGTTGGTGAAACTGAACCTCTAAGACGTATCGGTATTATTATCACAGAAAACAACTTAGCAGAAACTGCTCGTAATATGGGTATTACAAAATCTATCCGTATGATGACAGAGCAAGAAAAAATACAGTTACGTTACATCACTGCCTTGCAACAAACTAGAAATGCACAAGGTGACTTAGCACGTACAATGGAACAACCTGAAAATCTATTGAGAATTATTCGTGAAAGATTTCATGTATTGTCAAGAGAAATAGGTAATACTTTTATTCCTATGCTTAAAAGAATTGCACCACAAGTTATTGGTATATTAATGTCATTAACTAAGTTAGCAAGTGCTTTAGCAACTGCTATGGGATATGACGCACCTGAAATCTCTAACGATTTAGGTGGTTACATGAAAACTGTAGCCGATGAAAGTGATGACATAAGTAAGAGTACTTTAATAACTAGTAAGAATTTAGCTAAGGCTTTGAGTTATACTAGAGCATTGAGTAATGCCACAAGTGGTATAGATGAATTGAACATTATGGGTGAAAGTAGTGCTAGTACCATAGATGGTCTTTTCGACTTGAGTGCTATTGAAGACGTTAAAACTGCTTTAGATTTACCTCTATCTGATTATAATAATGATATGTTAGAAATGGCAGATACGTTCAATAAAATAATCGCCAAATGGGATGCTTTATTTTCAAAACTAAATACCACCTTTAAGGGTGTGTTTGATGGTGCAACAAAAGCATGGAATACTTTAACAGGTGAAATATTCGGTGAAGTAAGATTAGACGACACACTCGAAAATACACGTTTTGCATTAGACAAAATAGACGACATTACAACAGGTATGTTAGAAGGTGTTACAAACGTTGTACTCAAATTTAAAACATTATGGAACGATTATTTAAAACCTATGTTAGAGTCGGTTACTCCTGATTGGTTGAAAACTTTTACAGACAGTTCTTTAATTGATGTTATAGCTAAAATCACTGAAGTATTTTTAATATGGAAAGGGTTAACCATCGCAACAGGTTTTGTTACATCTTTGATGAGATTGACAGGGTTAAGTAAAATTATACCTGCACCTGCTTTGTTAACGTTTTTAGCACTTTTAGGAGCATTAAAAATAACTTTTGATGTTACCGAATTAGATTCTAGTGCTATTTTTGATAAGAGTAAAAAAGCATTAGACAATTTGTTTGATACTGTTTTTGACGGAACAAAGCTATCTTTCGGACTAGAGGACATGCGTACTGTTTTAGAAACGGTAGACGAGATAAGTTCTGGTGTGTTAAAAGGTATAGACGGTGTTTTAAAAGTAGTTAAAGAACTATGGAATAATTATTTATCACCGTTGTTATCTAAAGTTGCACCTGATTGGTTAAAAAATATAAATGATGGCACTACTTCTGATACAGTGGCATTGATAACTGCTAGTCTTTTGGTATGGAAAGGAATAGTAATTGCTAAAAGCGTATTAACTGCTTTAGCTTCTTTAGCTGTAATTGCACTACATGCAGTTGCTCTGACAGGTACTCTGGCTGTTGTTCTAGCTATTGTAAAAGCCTATGGTGATTTGTTTAAAGATTTTAAAGAAATCAAAGAGGGAGGTCTTTTAAGTTATTTAGGACTTACTGATTTTGCACAAGAAGTAGAAGATAGAGTTATTCAACCTATAAGAGATTTGTTTCAAAGCTTAGAGGATGGGTTTAATTCAATAGCTTATATATTCACTTTCGGATTAGCAGGTACACCTTTACCTAAAAAACCCGACACTCGTAGTGATAAAGAAAAAGAACTTGACCCTAATTTAGACCAAAAAGTTAAAACCGTGATGGTTAACGTTGTTGATGCTTTAGGTCTTGAAGAAGTTAAAAAGGTAAGTGATTTAGGTAAAATTTGGAATAATATATTAGAAAGTATACTTGGGTCTGGGTCTAAAGCATTAGAAACTATAATTGAATCTAGAGTAGGTTTAATAGATATTCCTAAAAGGGCAAACGGTGGAACTCCACAAAAAGGTTCTTTGTTCATAGCAGGTGAAGCAGGAGCAGAACTTGTAGGTGATTTAGGTAATGGTGGAACATCTGTTGTTAATAAAAAACAAATGGGTTCTCTAGGAATACCTCAATTCGCCAATGGTACTAACGTACCAAAATGGACTATTAAAGAACAACAATTCGCCAATGGTACTAACGTACCAGAATGGAACAGTCAAGAACAGTTTAGAGCTAAAAAAAGTGGTGGAGCAGAGGACATAACAAAGAAATTAAATAAAGTTTTTGATTTTGTTCCTAATATTGTAGAAAAAGCATTTAATGGTGTTACTAAATTCATCAAAAAAGATTTTAAAAAACTAAACCCAGAAATGGCAGAAGCAGGTGATGTTTTAATTGAAAAAGGTGCTAATGCTTTTGAGAGAGTTCAGATAGTTGGAAAAAACATGTTTGATGGTATCAAAAACAGTAACGCTATGAAAGGTGCTTTTGAAGCATTTGAAAAACTATCGCCAGTGCTTAAAAAATTAGGAAAAGGTTTCGGTGTACTAGGTGTTGGTGTTTTAGGGTTGTACGAATCATTTAAGAGTGACGATATACAAGCAATTATGTCAAGTCAACCTAAAGGTGGTGGAAGTAGCGAACAACAACAAGATATTATGGGTGACTTGCTT